TAAGTGGTCTGACATTAGATATCTCGAAAGCCCAGATCATGTGGAGCGATATGGAATGGCTCGGTGTAGGATCTGTGAGACTAGGATTTGTGATTAATGGACAGTTTATTCTATGTCATATTTTTCATCATGCAAATCTTACTGAAACGACCTACATAACAACTGCTAGTCTACCGCTACGTATGGAGATTACAAACACTGCTGCTACTTCTGGCGCAAGTAAGTTAAAGCACATATGTAATTCCGTACAGAGTGAAGGTGGCTATGAATTAAGAGGAACCCAGCAAGGTATTGGTACCACCATTACATCACCGCACAGTTTAGCAACTGGAGGAACGTATTATCCCGTAGTTGGTTTGAGATTAAAGACCACAGGACAAAGACTTGATGCAATTGTAATTCTTTCTGCCGTTTCATTTCTTGGTCTTAGCAATGGTGTGAACTACAATTGGAGAGTTGTTCAAAGAGCCACAATTACCGGAGGATCGTGGGTAAGTGCTGGTGAAAATTCTTCGGTAGAATATAATCTTACAGGAACATCAGTAAGCGGTGGAAGAATATTAGCACAGGGATATACTGCAGCTAGCAACCAAAGCGTATCATCTACCGAGCTTCTAAAAGAAGCTCTTTTTAGATTCCAGCTTGAACGGGATCCGTTTCCACCTACCTCTTATGAATTAGTTTTAGAAGTTGCAGCAAGTTCAAACTCAGCAACTTGTCATGCATCACTTGATTGGGAAGAGGTAACGAGATGATGGAAAACTTCGAATCATTCATAACAGAACAAAAGAATACCCACATGACACATGTGGAAGACCGCGTATTATATGGTGGTGTAAAGGGCGCAAGAGAAGCAATCCTTGCTCTCAGGTCTCTTCGTGATATGTTGAAAGGAACGCATGCTGGAAACGTCAGTGTTAAGTGGGATGGTGCTCCTGCTATTTTTGCTGGTATTGATCCGAGTGATAATAAATTTTTCGTGGCCAAAAAAGGGATTTTCAACAAGAACCCTAAAGTCTACAAATCTCCAATTGACGTCGATGCTGATACTTCTGGTGATCTTGCAGATAAACTTAAACTGGCACTCAAATACTTGCCTGAACTGGGAATTACCGGTGTGGTACAGGGAGATTTCCTCTTCGGACCCGGTGATTTGTCTACAGAGACCATAGACGGAGAACAATATGTTACCTTCCATCCAAATACAATTGTATATGCTATCCCTGCAAATTCAGATGCTGCAAAGAACGTTAGATCTGCAAAGATTGGTATTGTCTGGCATACCTCTTACACCGGTAGCACATTTGAATCTATGCGCGCCTCGTATGGGGTAGATATAAGTAAGTTTAAGAAATCCAAAAACATTTGGTCGCAGGATGCTATGCTCCGTGACTTGACGAATTTAACAATGACTTCACAAGAAACGGAGATGGTCAATGAATATCTTTCAGAAGCTGGTAAAATCTTTAACCAAATTGCTGGGAATACATTACGAGAACTCGAAGCCAACAGAGAGCTCGCAGTCCTCATCGAAACCTACAATAACACCTTTGTCAGAGCCGGAACCATCGTCACCGACACCGCAGCCCACACCAATGGTCTTATCAGATGGATCAAAGCCCGCTACCAAAAAGAAATCGAAAGCCGCAACACCGAAAAAGGTAAGGCCGCCCAAATCAAAAAGCGTGACGAAATCCTAAGATTTTTTTCAAATGAGAATAAAAAATCCCTGAAATTGATGTTCGATTTGCAGAAAATGATCGTTTTAGCAAAATTAAAACTTATAAATATACTTAATAAATTATCTAATACTAAACATTTTGTTAAGACTCGTAACGGATTTAAGACTACAGGTCCAGAGGGTTATGTGGCTATAGATAAGCTTGGTGGTGATGCGGTGAAGATCGTTGATCGAATGGAATTTTCATTCAACAACTTCTCACCAGATACGTTAAAGGGATGGGATAAACCGGGAAGAAGATAAATGCTAAGATTTAAAGATATGATGACTGTCGAGTATCTTCCGGGAGAAGATGAACTCGTTAACTATAGAGCTTACCGTCGCAAGCGCACCATTGGTGTTGGTGAAGGTGGACCGATCGGGGAAGAGACGGAAGTAGATGAAGCTCTTTCGATTGCTACCCGTCTTAAGAAATCTAGAGATATTCGCCGTAATAAAGCAAAGATCCAGATGGGTAAGCGTAGAGCTGCCCGTAGATTTGCTAGCAAAGAAACTCTAGAGAAAAGAGCTCGCCGCGCAGCTTATAAAGCAATCTATAATAAGATAGTAAAGAACATCCCAAGGGATGAACTTACCCCAGCGAGAAAAGCTGAGATTGAAACTCGTCTTAGTAGACCTGCCTTTAAGAACAAAATTGAACGTCTTGCAGTCAAGATGATTAAAGATGTTCGTAAAAAGGAAATGGAAAGAAAGAATCCAAAGGCCGAAGAATGATTGGATCGTTTAAGCAGTATTTAGTTGAAGAAGAAAAGACGGTTTTCTTCTCCTTCGGGAGAATGAATCCGCCGACGATTGGTCATGAGAAGCTGTTAGATAAACTTGCTTCTACTGCTGGTAAGAATCCATACAGACTATATCTGTCACAGTCTTCAGACAATAATAAGAATCCTTTGGAATATAAGGATAAGGTTAAGTTCGTTCGTAAGATGTTTCCACGACATGCACGCAACGTTCTTATGAACAATAAGATCAAGACAGCAATTGATGTAGCAGTTTCACTCTATGACGAAGGCTTCCGTAGAATTGTAATGGTTGTCGGATCTGACCGTGTAAGAGAATTCGATGCTCTTCTGAATAACTACAACGGTAAGAAAGCCCGTCATGGCTTCTATAACTTCATGGATATCAAAGTCGTGTCCGCGGGCGAGCGCGATCCTGATGCAGAAGGCGTAGAAGGTATGAGCGCATCCAAGATGCGTGCAGCTGCATCAGAGAATGACTTTACTACATTTGTGCAGGGTCTTCCAAAGGCGTTTTCGAATTCAGATTCGAAGGCGCTTTTTAATGCTGTTCGTAAGGGTATGGGACTAAAGGAAGCTACAGACTATCGTAAGCACGTCCAGCTTGATCCTGTATCAGAGATCCGTGAATCCTATGTTGATGGTAAACTCTTTGAAGTTGGTGACGAAGTCGTCATTAAAGAAAATGGCGAGATTGGTAAAGTAAAGCGCCTTGGTACAAACTACGTTATCATTGAATCGAAAGCGAATGAATACCGTAAGTGGCTTGACGCAGTGGAGAAGGTAGAAGAGAAATACCCAGAGTATGAGGTTGCTTCTTTCTCTATGAAACTACAAGAAGGCAAAAGCATGTACGCTGATAAGCCTGATTGGGGTACACCAGAGTCTACCAAGAAGGCAAAGAAGATGACGCCTGGTGAAAGAGTAGAAGAAGAAGGTCCATGCTGGCCAGGCTATAAGCAGGTTGGCACCAAGATGAAGAATGGTAAGATGGTTCCAAACTGTGTACCTACGAATGAAAAGATTGAGGTTGGCCAGGATAAAGACATTGATGATCGTAAAGGTTCTCAGCCAGCTACATTTCAAATTGGTATTAAATCAAAATCCACGAAGGCAGCTCGTGATGCACATTTCAAGAAAATGTCCAAGAGAACTGACCATGGTAATCCAGATCTATATAAAGATGCACCAGGTGATAAAGCCGCTCGCAAAAAAGGCACCAAGCCTAGCCAGTACACATTAAGATTCAAGCAGATGTATGGGGACAAATGATTACTTTTAAATCTTATCTCAAAGAAGAAGCTGATACCGGCCTTGCGAACAAAGCAAAGCAAAGTGGATTCAGTCTATCAATTCTAAAGCAAGTTTACAAGCGCGGTGTTGCTGCTTGGAAGGTTGGTCATAAGCCTGGCACTACTCCGCAGCAGTGGGGTATGGCACGTGTAAATAGCTTCATCACCGGTGGTAGAACCAGAGTTAAAGGCGACCCAGATCTTTGGGCTAAGCAAAAAGGAAATATTAAAAAATGAAAAGTTTCAAGGATCTGAGAGAAAAGACACTTACTCCTGCTGAAAAGAAAAAGCGCGAAGAGATTGCGAAAGCAATGGAGCGTGAGAATCCTGGCATGGATATGAAAAAGAAAATGGCGATTGCTACTTGGCAGGCGAAAAAGGTTGCTGAAGCAAAAGATCCAAATGAGTACGACAAAGAAGGCGATATGATGAAGAATCAACTTCGTCAGATCTGTTCTGCGAATGAGAAACTTATGAAGATGGTCGGGGATGATGATAATCTTCCTGAGTGGGTACAGAATAAAGTTACTAAGGCAACTGACTATATTCGTTCTGTGCGCGATTACCTTGATGCAGAAGATAGTGATGAAGATGATGAAGACGAATCGATGGAAGAATCGGTTACTATTTCTCCATTACAAAAGATTCGTATGGATAAAGAAAAAGCTGATCGCAATAAAGAAGATAAAGATAAGTCTCAAGCCAAGCGTATGACAGATAAGCAGTATGCTGGTTATAAAGTTAAGATGAAAGAAGAAACCGAAGAGCTTGACGAAATCTCTCGTGACCTTGCTCGTCGTTATATCCGCAAAGTTGCTGACAAAACCAACACAGGTGAATTAAGCACAAAGCAAGTTATGAAGCGTAGACCTGGTGTAAATCTTGCTGGTAAAAAAGCATACCCTGGGGTTGCTGGTGAACCAAAGGTTCGAGCTACTGAGAGCGTAGAACAGATTGATGAACTTTCAAAGAAGACGCTTACTTCATATGTAAAGAAAGCTGCTGGTGATGCAGTTACTAAAGCTTATAGAGCAGGTGACGTTCGTGATAAAGATAGTGGTAAGAATTATATGAAGGCTCTCGGAAGACAGATTGGTATTTCTACAGCAACTAACAAACTTACCAAAGAAGAAATTGAAGAGCTTGACGAGCTAGATAAAAAGACTCTTGGTTCATATATCAAGAAAGCTTCTACCAATCAGATCGGTAATACTGCAAAGGTTTTAGCTGGTAAAAATGATCCTGATACCGAACGTGCTAGAAGAAGAATGGGTCAACGTATGTCAGGTATTGCAAAGGCAACTGATAAACTGACTAAAGAAGAAGCTGAACAGATCGATGAACTCAAGAAATCAACTCTTGGTTCGTATGTAAAGAAAGCTTCAGGTAATATGGCTGGAAATGCTGCAGTTGCTGCTGCACAAGCTTCTTCTTCCATGGGGAAATCATCCCCAGAAACTAAGCGTAACATTACCAATCGCATGAAAGGTATTGCAAAGGCAACTGATAGACTGACTAAAGAAGAAGCTGAACTTGATGAAAACGTCGGCGGTCTATTCAAAAATGCTTCCGAATGGGAAAGCTCAGCAAAAGCTCGTGGACTAGTTGTTAAGTCGGCTACTCATCCATCTGGCGAAATGACAAAATACCAGATTGCTAAAGACAAGCAGGGTAACAATCGTGGACACTTCGATCACGGCACCAAATCGGGCCGTCTTAAAGAAGAAGCCGAACAGATTGATGAGCTTTCAAAGAAGACTCTTGGGTCATATGTAAAGAAAGCAAAAGATGATCTAGGCAACCGTGAAGCAGAAGTTACTCGTAACAGATATGTTGACCCACGTGGTGTAAAAGATCCGGTTAAGCACAATAATACACTTCTTATGAAAAGAGCGAATCGCAGAGATAACATCAATAAGGCTGTCGATAAACTTACAAAGGAAGCTGTACAATCTGCTGATAGAAAGCCAGAGAAATATGTTCGTCCAGACGGTAAGGTCGGGGTTCGTATGGTAAAGACCGATAAGAAGATTATTAAAAATGATTAAGTTCAGGGATTTTATCAACGAAGAAAAAGATTCCCGTCTTAAGCAAGCTGGTGTCTCGGGTTATAATAAACCAAAAGGGACACCAAGCCATCCTACTAAGAGTCATATCGTAGTTGCAAAAGAAGGCGATAAGGTAAAGACTATTCGCTTCGGTCAAGCTGGGGTTACTACTGCTGGTGCACCAAAGAAGGGTGAATCTGATCGTCAAAAGGCACGTCGCAAATCATTCAAGGCACGTCATGCCAAGAATATTGCAAAGGGTAAGATGTCTGCAGCCTATTGGGCGGACAAGGTAAAATGGTAAAAGATATGTCAGATGATAGCAGATTAGATCGTATCGAGAATAAGATAGATAAGCTTTCTGAAGCAATGATTACCGTTGCTCGTGCCGAAGAAAAGCTTATCTCTATGGAACAAAAGTACGCATCCCAATATGATCGTATGAATAAATTCTCTGCTAAACTTGACGAGCTGGAAAAGCTTGTAACACAGAATGCAGTAACGGTAAATACAATTAATAAGCTATTTTGGGTAGCTATAGTCGCAATGTCAGGCGCCATCGCCTCTAACATACTAATGTAAGGAAAGAAAATGAAAACAGAAGACATTAAAAGGATGGCGCAGGCTTGGCTTCAGGTGCAAGAAGCGTCCAAGAAGAAACTAGATCCAGTTGGTAAAGCTGATGCTGATATCGACAACGATGGAGATGTAGATAAGTCCGACAAATATCTACACAACCGTCGTAAGACTGTTTCTGCTGCTATTAAGGGTAAAGGTAAGGGTAAAGAAGTCGAAGTACAGACTTCTGAAGGCAAGCTGCCTCCAGCTCTTCAAGCCTATATGGACAAGAAAAAAGGCAAGAAGTCAAAAGATAAAGAAGATGATGATGAAGATGAAAAAGACGATATGAAAGAAGAAGTCGAAGAGCTCGACGAACTTTCAAAGAAGACTCTTGGTTCTTATGTGAAAAAAGCTTCTCGCAATCTGGCAGGAAGAGAATATAAGCGTGGTGCAGAAAAAGATACAAGCACAGCTAATCTTCAGAAGTCGTATAAAAGAGATATGGGCATTTCTAAAGCTGTTGACAAAATGACTAAAGAAGAAGTAGATGAAGCTAAATTAACCGATAAGCAGGTTAAAGCAGCACTATCTGCAGCCAAAGCAAAACCGAAGGATAAGGTTTCTCTGAAGCCGGCTCCGTGGGATATGAAGAAAGAATCAGTACAAACTGAAGCAGCAACTGCATCAATCAGTGGTCGTCCTGGTGTAGCTTCTCCTCCTGGTGAAGGTCTTTCTCCAAATGCAAAGAAAGAACTTGCTCGCAAGACCCCTATGCCTGATTTCGTAAACGAGCCAAAGATTGATAAAGCAAGCTATGATGCGATGCGTAAATCTAGTAAGAAAGCTCCACCTCGCCATGGCGATGCACTTCAGGGTGATAAGAACATTATTAACAAACCACTTGACATTACCGCAAGAGCTTCAAAGAAAGAAGACGACGGCTTCAAGGACGCATAAGATAATTCATGGATGATGATTTACTAGAAGAAGATCTAGTAAAATTTGCAGCGAAGCACTATTACTCTCCAAAGGGTAAAATTGATCCTGAAGAATTTTATGATGATCTAAAGCGGTTTAAATATATCAAGCGTTTGGTGAATAGATATATCGAAACAGGTATTCTATCTGAACGCTTGATACTAAATCACACAATTGTAATTTTTAATGTATTTGGTAACTATGCAGCCTTACGTCTATTAGGCTTAAGATTAGAATCTAAACACTGGAAGGTAATAAAGCCTTTCTTAGAATATTTAAATTATGTTCGACCGAATCAGCTAAAAGAAATAGAATCTGATCCGGAAGTCATTGAGAAATTAAAGAGGATATAATGGGATTAATCAAACAAGCAGGCGATTTAGTCTACACATTCAGATTCCTCACTTTACTTGTCACCCCATTCGACAAGACCAAAGCATATGAAGTTGGTATTATCGACAAAGATGGGAAGCGCAATAGAGACTATTCCATGAATACGATCGAGGCGCGTGACAACTACAGAGACTACTATACACCGTTCCACCGTTTAGTTTTTAATATAAAAAGACTCATGGCAAAGGTTCCTGGTGGTGGTAGTACATTAGCCTCTTATGCAGCTGCATTATATCTTATCAAAGAAAAATACTCAGTCTCCGAGAAGAGAATTTTAAAAGGATTATCCCAGATAGGGATTGATTCTACAGATTTCCTAGTCGAGGAAAGTAACTGGTTTGTTTTAGCGAATGGTCAGCTTAGTCCCGGCGTATATAAATTAAGATATGAAAAAGTGTCAGAAGCTGTGGATATGGTTCCACATGATAAGATTCGTATTGAAGATGATGCAATGCCTGTTGGACAGATGTTTGGTATAAATATTTACGAAGCGATCCATATAAGATCGAGACAGAAGATTTACGTTACCTCTCTGGAGTTACTCAGATGAAAGAAAAACATACTAACTGCGGAACCCCAGATTGCTGCGGTGAATGCAATCAGGTTGATGAGATGATGACAACAGCCGATGCAGGCATCCCACAGGACACAAAGAATATGGGTCCTCGTGTTGCTGTCGACAAAAGAAAAAAGAAACAACCAATTCTTCTAAAACGATTTAGAAAGTATATGGAAGAAAATGCTTAGAGTATATCTTTTACTGTTCATTGTAGCTACGTTCGGTACAGTAGTGTATAGTGCTTATGCTTATTATAATAGCACCCAAGCAACTATTGCATTACTCCGTGAGAACAATACAAAGCTACAGATAGCTGCAGAGACCATGGAGAATACTATTAACTCCATGGAAGCTGATGCTGCAAGAACAGCAAAACTGAATAAAGAACTTACTGTTGCCCTACAACAGGCTGAAAGTAATCTAAATAGACTGAGAAAAAGATTCAGTGAGATTGACCTGAATAAGGAAGCGATGGTAAATGCAGCTGACCTAGAAGGACGTATTAATCGAGCTGTTAATAGACTCAGAGAGGAATTAAAGAATGAAACTACTGCACCTGTCGATCCTATTCCTGCCGCTCCTGTTACTGAGTAGTTGCGGCCAATTTAAAATACCAGACAAAGAAGTCGTTGTCCAAAAGGAATATGTGAAGCAGAACATCATGCTTCAGCAAGCACCTAGCCCTGTGGACTTTCCTGCGGTGGAATGGTTCGTTGTGAATAGGGACAATCTGGAAGAGTCTCTGAAGAAGATTGAAGCTGCAGGTGGATCAGTTGCCTTTATGGCTATTACCCCAAAGGGATACGAGAACCTTTCAGTAGGTATGGCTGAGCTAAGAAGATACGTTCTCCAGCAAAAACAGATCATTGCCTACTATGAAAAGGCAATACAGGGCGAACCAGAGCCCGTAGAAAATACCCAGTAAATTTTACGTATGTAGTAAAAAATTATTACAATAATACTACATATAGTGGTTTACAAGCTTCGGTATTTCATATATAATAGCATTACGAAGAAACCATCACAATAACCTAGAACAATAAAGCCTGGTCCACGGGACAGTAGGCTTGTGTTGTTCGCATGCGGAGAGTTAAATGTTATTTCAAGAACAAATATCAAGAAAGCCAGATCTTTATCCCTGGACAAAAGAATTCATCGATGCTATCTGGAGCGGATTTTGGACGCCTGAAGAATTTAACTTTACCTCAGATTATTCCCAATTCAAAAGCGAAATGACCCCGCTCGAGCGCGAAGTACTCGTGCGCGCGCTTTCGGCTATCGGTCAGATTGAGGTAGCTGTTAAAACCTTCTGGGCAAATCTTGGAGATAATCTACCGCATCCATCTATTCGCGATCTTGGCTATGCAATGGGTAACTCTGAAGTTATTCATAATATGGCATATGAAAAGCTTCTTGATGTTCTCGGTCTTACCGATATCTTTGAACGTAATCTAGAGAATCCTATTATTGCTGGCCGTGTAGAATACCTACGTAAGTACAGCAAGAAGGTTTACAAAGACGACAGAAAGCAGTATATTTACGCTATTACTCTGTTTACTTTGTTTGTGGAGAATGTTTCACTCTTCTCCCAATTCTATATTATTTTACACATGAATAAGAATAAAGCTATTCTAAAAGACACTGCACAGCAAGTGAAGTACACTCGCAACGAAGAGATGCTTCATGCACAGTGCGGTATTAAACTAATTAACACAATGCGTCAGGAATATCCTGAACTGTTTGATGCAGAACTTGAAGCACGTATTGCAGAAGAGATTGAAGCAGCTATCGGATATGAATCAGATGTTATCCGTTGGATCATGGGTGACTATGAAGAGCTTGGTCTTTCCAGTGAGATTCTTATCGAATTCATTAAAAAGCGCATGGTAGATAGTCTAGAGCAAATTGGATTTGCGCACAATGTAACTTATGATAAAGAATTAATTAAGCTAACGAAATGGTTTGATGAAGGACTTTATGGTTCAAATATGGTTGACTTTTTCCATGGCCGCCCGGTAGATTATGCCCGTGGTCAGGGAATTTCAGTAGATGATTTATTTTAATAGGAGTATATAATGGCATTTGATTGGCTAAACGAAGACTCGAGGCTATTCTTGTCTCGAGGTTATTTGCAAGAGGGTATGTCTGCTGAAGATCGTATCGAAGAGATTGCCCAGGCTGCAGAAAAGATTTTAAATAAACCAGGCTTTGCCAAGAAGTTCTACAGATATATGATTGCAGGTTACTATAGCTTGTCGTCACCAGTCTGGTCGAACTTCGGGGTAGATCGTGGACTACCTATTTCTTGTAATGGTGTATATGTAGAAGATTCGATCGAGCAGATCTTACAGAAGACTGCTGAAGTTGGTATGCAAACAAAGCTTGGTGCTGGTACGTCTGGTTACTTCGGTGACCTTCGCCCGCGCGGGAGCTCTATTAAAGGTGGTGGTAAAGCCGATGGTCCTGTTCATTATCTTCGCCTCTATGATACTGGCACTGATGTTATTAGCCAGGGATCAGTACGACGAGGCGCATTTGCTGGTTATCTCAATATCGATCATCCTGATATTAATGAATTCCTAGAGATTCGTGAACCAGGTGCTACCATCCAGAACATCTCGATTGGGGTTACTATCACCGACGAGTGGATGGAATCAATGATTACTGGAGATAAAGCAAAGCGTGAGGTCTGGGCAAAGGTTCTCCGCAAGCGTAAGGAAACTGGCTATCCATATCTGTTCTTTACTGACACTGTAAACAACAATAAGCCAAAGGTGCTAAAGGATCATAACTATCCAATCTATGCATCGAACCTTTGCTCTGAGATTGCATTACCATCTAGCAAGGATTGGACATTCGTCTGTAACCTTTCATCTATGAACCTAGTCACATGGGACGAATGGAAAGATACGGATGCAGTTGAGATTATGACTTACTTCCTTGATGCTGTCATGGAAGAGTATATTCGTAAGACCAAGAACATCAGGTTTATGGAAACTGCGCATAACTTTGCAAAGTATTGGCGTGCTCTTGGTATTGGTCAGCTTGGCTGGCATTCGTTATTGCAGCTCAAGATGATTCCATTCGAATCATTTGAAGCACTGGAACTAACCGAAGAGATTAGTAAGTTCATCGACGATCGTTCTCTTGCTGCATCGAAAGAAAAGGCAGAGATTTACGGTGAACCAGCTGGGCTGAAAGACTATGGTGTACGCAATCTTACTCGTTGTGCGATTGCTCCTACCACTTCTTCAAGCTTTATTCTTGGACAGGTTAGCCCATCTATCGAACCGCTGGCATCAAACTACTTCGTGAAAGATCTAGCAAAAGGTGTGTTTACTTACAAGAATCCATACCTAGTCGAGGTGCTAGAATCCCACGGAAGAAACGATGACGAGACTTGGGATTCTATCCTGATGCGTAAAGGTTCAGTACAGCATCTGAACTTCTTATCTCAGAAGGAAAGAGACGTATTCAAGACATTCTCTGAGATTTCCCCTCTGAATGTTGTACAGCAAGCTGCCGCTCGACAATCATATATAGATCAGAGCCAGAGCTTAAACTTGATGATTCCACCTGATGCTCCGGCAAAAGATATTAACGCCCTAATTATCGAAGGATGGAGACTCGGAGTGAAGACATTCTATTACCAACGTTCCTCAAACCCAGCACAAGAGCTTGTTCGTGATATCATGACTTGCGTGTCCTGTGAGGCTTAATTGAGATTATCTGAGTACTTGTTAGAGTGCGACCACTGTGGCCTGGAAACACGGGTCACAGTGGTTAATAGTAGAGAAGAGCCATATCACTGCCCAATGTGCGGATATGAATCTTACTCTTCGTTAGTAGATGAAGAAGAAGATAGTGACGACACAGTATAAAATTATTCCCATTGATCTAGAATTACATAAAAAAATAATCAATCAATGGGAAGAAGATAAATTAAATCTAAAAGACGAATCTAAATTTAGATATGAGCCAGATGACGGTTATCATGATCTTTGGAGATTAAATAGTAATCACCCTTTATATGATTTAATAAAATTTCCTATACCTTATCATGAGATATTATATCTCAGAAATCCTCCAAAGGTGGGGTTAGGTACACCACACGTAGACGGAAAAAGAGGTTGCGCTTTTAATATACCCATACAGGTAGATTTTAATTCTAGTCTTATTTACACCGCAAGAGAAGAATGCACAAGACTACCTAAAAGTAAAAGGTTATATCATTATGAACCTGAAAAATATGATTTTTACAATCTTAGACAACCTGCATTAATAAACACCCAGAATCCGCACGGCGGCGCTAACTTTGCAGATACGTATAGGATTCTTTTAAGTGTTTCTTTCTTAGAATCCTATGACTTTGTTTCGACTCATATATAAGTCGTAAAGCAACAATACGAGTAATATATAAGTCGATGTGGTATTATAAAAATGAGGCTTACGAGCCAACGGAAGATCAATTAAAAGAATTGGTAGGATTTGTCTATGTTATTACAGATAAATCCAACAACAAAATGTATGTTGGAAAGAAGATATTCTGGTCAAGGAAGACATTACCACCACTTAAAGGTAAAACCCGAAAGCGCAGAAGTGTTGTCGAGTCCGATTGGAGAAGCTATTACGGATCCAGTGATCTTGTTAAACAGCTACTTGTCGAACACGGGGAACAGAACTTCCATCGCGAAATATTATACTTCTGTCGATCAAAGGGCGAGATGGGATATCTCGAAGCAAAAGAACAGTTCGCTAGAAACGTTCTGCTAGACGACAACTACTATAATGGTATCATCAACTGTAGAGTTCATCGAAGCCATGTCCAAAGTCTGAAATGACAGATTACCAGATAAAAGAAGCAAATCGATTCTACTGGATTGTAAAGGGAATGCTTATCCCCGAATCCTGGTCTGAGAAAGACGTGGAGAAGACCTATCATTCTTATATGGAACGCTTATGGGGTAACCATGAAGCTGGTGCCCACGACATCGGGTTTGAAGCAGCTTGGGCAAAGAGACAAGCAGAAAAAATTCTAAGAAATAGAAAATAGGGGATTTACATTCCCTATAAAATGGTTTATATCTTCTATAACAAAAAGGAGATACACCATGACTACTCAAGAACTGAACGCTTTGGGCTGGAACATCTACCGCTCCAACAATTGGATCGCTCGTCATCGTGAAACTGGCAAGAAAATCACAGCTGGTACGCTCTCCACTCTGCTTCAGTTGGTGACCTACGAGGAAGACATGAAAAAATATCATGGGTCAGTCAATGCGTAAGAATACCTACTCCCCTCGTTACTATAAACCCGAAGATATCAACTTCATTGGCCACTGGGCACTTGGCACCAAGTGGGAAGAGCCTGGTAGCAAAGGTGATACATACACCATAGAATTTACTGACAAAGGACTATCTTGCGATTGCTGGGGCATGAAGATGCACGGCAAATGTAAGCACACATTCAACATCGTAGAGAAATGGATTAACTGATGATTCTACTTGACTTTAGTGGTATTGCCATTGCACCTATTGTAATGGGTCAAGCCAAATATGATGACGAAAACCTAATCCGCCATATTATCTTAAACTCCATTCGCATGTATCGCCAGAAGTTTAAAGACTATGGTGAGATGGTAATTGTTGCCGATGCTGGTGGCAATTGGCGCAAAGAGGTTTATCCTGAGTATAAGGGTAAGCGTAAGCAGAACCGTGAAGAATCTAAGATCGACTGGGATCTGGCATTCAAGAATATCTCCGCAGTGCTTGCCGAGATTAAAGAGAATATGCCTTGGAAGGTTATCCACCAGTGGGGATGCGAGGCAGATGATTCCATTGCAGAGATTACTAAGTGGACTCAAGAGTTCGGTAACTATGAAAAGGTTATGATTGTTTCGTCAGATCATGACTTTATCCAACTGCAGAAGTATGATAACGTACAGCAGTTCTCCCCAGTCACTAAGAAGTTTGTCAAGGATCCGAATCCTCGCTTGTATCAAGCAGAACAGATCCTTGGTGGCTGTTCTGGTGACGGTGTGCCAAACGTTCTCTCTGACGATGATACGTTCCTTGTGGAAGGTAAGCGTCAGAATACACTGTCTGCTAAGAAGAAAGCAGCATTGCTTGAAGATCCAAAAGCACTTGGCGAACAAGTATATCGGAACTATATTCGTAACAAAAAGATGATTGTTCTTACAGAAGAGTCAGAATGTCCTGATTCTGTAAAGCAAGAAATCATAAATAAATTCGTAACGCAGAAAGTGCCTGCCCGTAATAAGGTTCTACCCTATCTTATTTCCAAGCAGTGCCGACTCCTTGTTGAAGTTGTAGAGGAATTCTTTTAATATGGCAAGACAATTAGACATTCATGAAGTATTTGATAAATTTGAAAAAGCAAGTACACACGAAGAAAAAATTAAAGTACTAAGACAAAACGAATCATGGGCATTGAAAGATCTTCTTAAAGGTGCGCTCGACCCAAGAGTGAAATGGTTACTTCCAGCTGGAGAAGTACCATATACCCCATGTGAAGAACATAATGCCCCTTCCACCCTTCTTAGAAAAAATGTGGATTTTAAATATTGCGTTCAAGGTGGTCCTGGCATGCAGATGCAGACCTTTAAACGCGAAAAGGTATTCCTTGGTATTGTTGAATCCATTCATCCCAAGGATGCAAAATTGGTATGTGCTATGATTAATAAGCACCTACCAGTAAAAGATCTAACTCCTGAAATAGTAAAGGAAGCATTTCCAGGCCTATTATGAAGTTAGATAAAAAAACATAACAATAATCAATAAGGTGCACGTCTTCGGACGATGCACCTTTTTCTTTAGGAGAACGCTATATGGTTTCAGCAACTATCGATCGCTTAAAAAAAGATTCCAGACAACTAGAATGGTACGCAGATAGATATAGAAAACAGGGACGAACTGATAGGATGCATAAAGTACTGAATAAGAAAGCATACCTAGACGATCATATAGCCGAAATAGAAGAAACATTAGTAAAGGTAGCATAAAGGGGATTTACAATTCTATCCCGTCCCGGTATAATATTAGAGTGATTCATAGGACGGGATAGAATACACATCATGAACATCTTCATCTTGGATAAGAACCCAATCAAAGCTGCACAGCTCCAGTGTGACAAGCACATCGTTAAGATGGTGCTTGAGTCAGCTCAGATGCTATCGACCGCACATCGTGTGCTAGATGGGCAGCTTACAAAGATTCCTTCTAAGTCAGGTAAGACTACTGTAAAAGGTTGGGTATTGCCTGACAGTCGTGGTCAGTTGCTTTATAAGGCAGTTCACGTCGGCCATCCTTGTACGGTATGGACTATGGAGTCTCTGTCTAACTATGCATGGCATTACGAACACTTCGAGGCGCTTGCTACAGAGTTTACTTATAGATATGGTAAACGCCATAAGTCGCACGTCGATCTAGAATATGCTTTGTCAATTCCTCCAAGGAATATTCCTCAAGACGTCGGTCTTACCCCATTTAAGCTAGCTATGGGTGCAGCACCAGAGTGCATTAATCCGAGCGATCCGGTTGGTTCGTATCGTGCATTCTATCAAACAAAACAAGATCGCTTCTCCATGGATTGGACTAAGCGCGATATTCCCGAGTGGTTTCAGAAAGTAGCATGAGAACAGAAGAAGACGTATGGAAGATGATTGACCCAGATGATATCTGGGTTATGGATAAGCTTATCCTATCACGTAAGCTAGGTTATATATGCGGTCCGGTGGGGACTGATGTACCCAAGCCAGGATGGTACATTATTCGTCCATGCGTCAATATGAAAGGTCTAGGCCTTGGTGCAGAGAAGAAGTGGTTGGATGGCAACACTGACCACCTCCCTCACGGCTATTTCTGGTGTGAATGGTTTGAAGGTAGACATATCTCTGTTGACTATCTAATGGGATTACAATTTTTGGCGGTGGAAGGATTTAAAGGAGATAACACTCTTACCCAGTGGGATAGATGGGTGAAGGTTTCCGACCAATATCCATTGCCCAAATTCCTTCTTGAACCTTGTGTAAAGTATATCCAAATGAACTGTGAGTTTATTGGGGATAAACTTATTGAAGTACACTTCAGATTAAATCCTGATTTTGCGACTGGGGCTAATGAGGTTATACCTATCTTTACCAGGAATGTTCCTGATATGGAACTACAAGGATATACATGGGTTAGCTCTCCAGAGTTACATGGAAGAATTGGATTTTGGATGAAATAAATTCCAATTAGGGGGTTTACATTTGATTTGAAATGCCTTATATTACTAGTGTAACAAAGGAGATACATCATGTACTACACCTACGATGACAGCCTCTTCTCGGACCTGCACAAGGAAGTCTATGGCTTCCGTCCTTCTTCGGATCTGTATGCGGATTGGAATTCCCGCACACCTCGCCAGAAGCAGGAACTCTGGAACGCTCTGTGTGACGAGCACGAAGAGGTTATCAAGCAGGAGAAAGCCGAAAAGGCTCGTGCAGCGCTGGCGCTTACTGAACGTCTTGAGACTATGTACAAGCTTGGTGCTAAGACCGAGATCCAAGCTCTTCAGTGGATCATGACTGCTGAAGAATTCAGCGACTTTGATCTTCAGTACGGTGCAGATTATTTCTGCTACCACTTCGGTTTGGACTACACGGAAGGTAAAAAATCCTTCCGGATTCAGGAAGCGATCAACGAGATGTTAGCTCTCGTTGATTAATTCCTGGATATATAGTAGGTTAACCACATAACCTTGGAAAATATATGCCAATATACACTTTGAAAGACTTACAGACCGAAGAGCAATGGGATGTAATCTGCAGTTGGGATGAACTAAAAGCACAATTAGATGAGAACCCAAATCTTCAGCAGGTTCTCGTACCATTGAAGATTATCAGTGGACGTATGGGCAATACTGATATGAAAGTTCCAGACGGATTTAAAGATCTTCTTAAGAATAAAATTAAAAAAGGCTCAGGAAAGGGCAATACAATTAATGTCTAGGTCTTACACCTCCAATAGTATTAAATTAGAAAATCTTCAGCCCTTCGAACCAAAAACCCAAAACCAGATGAACGCAAAGGAATCCTGGAAAGATGGATACAACCTTGTGTTGTCTGGTTCAGCTGGTACGGGTAAAACTTATCTTGGTCTACGCCTTGCACTGGAACAAGTTCTTGATAGAGAGACGGAATATGAAGAGCTCGTGATCGTGCGCTCGATCGTGCCTACGCGCGACATTGGTTTCTTACCTGGTGACGAAGAAGAAAAGAAGCAAGCGTATGCAGCTCCATACATCGGTCTCCTGAAGGAAATCTTTAATGATGGTGAAGCATGGAATAAGCTTGTTGCAGCTAAGAAGCTTCGCTTCGAGTCTACATCTTTTATCCGTGGTACTACCTTTAACAATGCTATTATCCTTGTCGACGAGATGCAGAATCTAAACTTTCATGAACTCGATTCTGTGATTACTCGGGTTGGTCACCAATGTAAGTTTATTATGTGTGGCGACTATTATCAGTCTGACTTCCAGAAGGATAATGACAAAAAAGGTATTTTACAGTTCATGAATATTGTGGTACAATTGAACCAATTCGAGGTGATTGAATTCACCTGGAAGGATATTGTTCGCTCTGACTTCGTTAGGGATTACATTATGACGAAAGAGATGCTTGGTATTAAAGGCTAATATGGAACCAGGATTTACATATAAGATCGAGAATAACAGATTAATAGAAGTCTTAAAAAAAGAATTCTATGATCATAAAAAAGATTTTCAACCCAATAGGGGTAAGCAAAACTACGAAAAATACCTCGGAACTATAGAAGAAAATAATATAGGTGCTTGGAAAGGATCTTTCTGGGAAAATCATAAAGAGCTTTTTTATTATTTAAATGAAAAAACTTACCCACAAGATCCCGAGTATATATTAGATAAATCGTGGATGAAATACTATCCTAAAGGATCATTCTCAGGATTACATACTGAGAATGCTGATGCTAGTGTAGGAAAAGATCAATATACAAATGTTATATTAATCGATCAGTCTGAGGATATAGTCGGAGGTGTTATTGTAATTGCTGGTGACTCTATAGAACCTGATTACAAAAACCCCAATAAGAAAGAAAATATTCGGGAACGATTAATTACTAAATTCCTGAAAGATCCCGGTGACTCTATTGTCTGGAATGGAAAAACCGTTCATGGGGTTTCGAAAATAGAAAAAGGCCATAGACTGGTCTTTGTTTGCACTAAAACAAAAATGGAAAGGTAAAATGGCTAAGTATACTCGCTTCGACCCGCGTAACAAGAAGAACGGTCGTAACAAATCAAAGACTCTTGGAAGTGACTTCAAGAAGAAGATCCGAATGACAGAAGAACATAAGGATGTACACCGTTACAAAGGGACGAAGATCAACTGGATTTTGCCAGATGACGTTGAGGAAGATAACTCTGTTTCTTAAATAGGGGATTTACATTTGAAAGTGAATAGGTTATAGTGTCAATGTAACCGACGAAAGGAATCGTTATGAGAATTCTAACTGACTGTGATGGTGTTCTACTGAACTGGGAATACGCCTTTAATATCTGGATGCAGAGACATGGGTATGTAGAAAAACCAGGATCATGGGAATACTACGATGTAGGTGATCGATATGGTATCAGCAAAGAAGAGAAACAGCGTCTCGTGAAACACTTCAACGAGAGTTCTGCGATTGGTTTCCTTCCACCCCTCCGTGATGCTATCCACTATGTGGATAAGCTTCACCGCAAACATGGCGTCGTGTTCCATGTAATTACCTCGCTTTCACTCGAACCTACTGCTCAACAGCTGCGTATTCAGAACCTGAATAAGTTGTTCGGTTCTACTGTCTTCGAGAAGTTTGTCTTCCTTGATACTGGTGCTGATAAAGACGAAGCGCTGCTTCCTTATCGGTTCTCTGGTGATATCTGGATTGAAGATAAGATAGAGAATGCCGTAGTTGGTCGTGATCTTGGATTGGATTCTATTCTAATCGAACACGGCTTCAATATGAATATCCCTAATACTTTCCCTATGATGAGAAACTGGAAGGACGTTTATGAATATGTCGCAGGCTAAAGCAAATGTCTTCGAACTCCTTGATCTTCGCTTTCAGTGGGAAGAGATTGTTCGAGACTATAAAATGGACGATAAGCGTAAGACTGGGGTAGTAGATAACCTTCAGTGGTATATCGACAATGGTGCTACTGGTAATCGTTTTCGCTCGGGTTATAAAGAGTCACAGGATCTTGCAAGATCCATCCTAGAGAATGTCTAACAATATATTGTTTATTCATATACCTAAGACCGGAGGAACTAGCATCCTCCGGTCTTTACCTATGGCGAAAGCAACTTGGGATCATATGGATAAAAGCATTCTGAAGGAATTTAATAAATCTCAATATGTTGAATTCCCTTGGTATAATAGCTTCGCTAAGCACATCCCATATAGTTATATGGATAGTAATATAATACAGTCCTATAATAAGATTTTCTCAGTAGTAAGAAATCCCTGGTCAAGACTGGTTTCATTATACAATTACACTTTCTCTGAACGGATGAAGTCTTCTATAGGAACAAGCTATTTCCAAGACTTCCTATTCTGGGATGAATTCCTAGATCGTATGGATAGTTATGTAGAGGATCTAAATTTCTTCTGTAATCATCCATATGACCAATGGGCATGCCAGGAAAAGTGGCTAGGATTAAAAGTTGATGTTTTAAGGTACGAATTCCTTAATTATGATTTAAATAGATACTTGGGTAAGAGTATTCGATTGGAGATGGTCAATACCACCAAAAAAGTAGATTATAAATCTTACTATACGAATGAACAAAGAGACAGAGTAGAAAAGTGGTTTCAGAGAGACATAGATCGTTGGGGATTTTCTTTCGATACATCAGCTACTAAAAATTATTGGGGTGAAAATGCTAAAACAAATTGATACATCTTTCCTTGTAAGACCAGAACCAGAAAAGAAAGGTGAAAAGTTTAACGGGCAAGGGTGGGGATATCTAGATCCTAACCTTTTGGATGTTCGAACCATGTGGGAAGAAGTAAGCTCTCTTACGAAGAACGTTACGAATATTATAGAGGTAGGGATGTTCGCTGGACACTCCACGGTTTGTTTACTTGAGTATTTCCCAGAAGCTAAGGTTACTAGTCTTGACCCGGGAAAATTCTCAGAGATTTCCCATATTCCTATTAAAGAAAGATACGGGGATAGATTTACTTTTATTCCTAGTACTTTACCGAAGACGGAAGTAGAAACCCCAGATTTTGTTTTCATTGATGGTAACCATTCATATGAATCGGTAGTAAAAGATATTAAAAAAACTTTCGAAATAAAACCGAGATACATATTATTTGATAACGTAGAACTACCCGGGGTTAGACAAGCTATAAAAGAATACGGTTTGTTTAATAAATCTCTCTTTCCCAAGTATTGGTTTTACGTGATTACCCATAAAGAAAATACCACACCTGGTATTATAATGTTTTTAGATATGGAAACGTATGCCTATTAATGAAGAATATTTTAAAAAGTATCTTCCATTTGTTCCTCGTATAAATTTTTCTTCAGTAATAGAAGCTAAAATGACGCCGGGGATCGGTGATCTAATGTGCATTTTAAATGTAGCTTATTATAGATCTTTTTATGCGCAGAAGGAAATAAATCTCGTTTTACATTGGTACCACGATGAAGATTTCTTATATCATTTCGAGGATCCGGAAACTATTTTAGAACGATTCCATTATATAAACAGCTTTTATGCTAAGAAAGATACAGACGTTAATATACAACACGTTTTTAATTCAAATAATCTTGCTCTCCATCATAATCGATTTTTTGGATATAGCAGGATGCTTAAACTAGACGGCCATATCCAGAAAAGATCTAGGATGAGATATAATGATTGGTATTTTCGAAAGATGAATGCTGATCCTATAAAGAAAAAAGTAGTAATCTGGACACAAGTAAATAACGCTCAAGAACCAAGACCATTTAAAAGACCATTTGATCGTAATCAGTGGAATAAAGTGATTGATATTATAGAGATGCAGGGTTATAGTGTAACAGAAATAGATTATAGAACTCCTATCTCGGAGGTGTTTTATCATATCAGAACTGCCGAAGCTTGTCTATGCTATGAAGGGATGTGGCACTATGTTGCTAAGAATATGTGTAAGCCTACTATAGTTCTTACTAAGGACTTAATTACCAATTACCATACCCCAGACGCCTTAATATATAAAGTAAGAAAAGCAGATACACACTCCCTAAATTATTTTCATAACTTTGAAAGAAGAATTGAAAGAGCTACAGAGTTTGCTAATCTACAGAAGAAAAGATTAAGAGGAATTCATAAGTGAAGATTGATAGAGCAGTTATCGAGATTAATGGGGGATGTAATTACACATGCAAAATGTGTCCGCAAACTTTTCCAGATGGTACGCACGGCGCCCGTGGTAAAAACTGGCTGAAGAAAATGCCACTTGATGAATTCGAAGATTATGTTGCCCAGTGTGCTGAGGCTGGATTACGTGTGGTGAATCTAGACGGTTCTGGGGAAGTAACACTGAATCGTAACCTTGCTGAATACGTTTCTGTTGTAAAGAAGTATGGTGCAAAGGCCTTTATGTTCTCGAATGGACAGAGGATGAAAGGCGACTTTATGAAAGAAGTCGTTGACGCTGGTTGTGACTTTTTTCGATTTAGTATTGTTGGTTATAACGAAGAAACCTATAGAGAATGGATGAACAGCCCATTCTTTAACCCTGTTGTGAAAAATTTACATGAGATGCAAGAATATGTTACCAAAACGAATTCGTCGTGCACTGTTGCAACCTATCACCTCATTCTTGATAATAATCGAGTCGATTACGAAAGAGATGAATATCTTAAGATCGTTAATTCAGCTGGTGTTAAAACTGAGATTTGGAAGATGCATAATTGGTCTGGTGTTTATAAGCCTGACTATGGCCGTGATGGTGCCATTAAGACTTGTGGTCGTCCTTTTAGCCCTGATGTTGTTATTCGCGCAGGTGGTCTCGGCGATAGTAGAGGAGCTGTGCACCCGTGCTGTCAAGTATTGGGTAGGGATGATGAAGCTGTTCTAGGTCACATGAGTGATCAGAGACTGGAAGAAATCTGGTATGGCGAAGCTTACAACACCCTTCGTAAGCAACATGAAACTGGCGACTATCCGGATTTCTGTAAAGGCTGTGATTTCTTAATCGATGATCCGGAAGTTCTAGTTTACTCTAACCACGGTAGAGAGAATTATAAAATGCATGGTACGGAGTTTAGCCTAAATGACTATCGATAAGAATATACCCATCTATGTTATTTCTATATCAAATAACGAAATTTCGCAATACTATAGAAAAATTGCTGATGAGTCTTTTTTAAAAAGAGGTTATAGTAATCTTATCCACCACGAAGCAACATTACCAGATACCATACCAGAATCTAATTATTTAAATTTTGCTGAGAATAGAATCTATACTAGTAAAAGAAAACGCAGCTGGAATGATACTGAAAAGGCTATTTGGTATTCCCATACTGAGGCGTGGAAGAGAATTATCGAAAGTGGTCAACCAAGTATTATCATAGAGCATGATTGTATATTAACTAAAAAGATATCTAAATCTATAACTAAATTTCCTCTTTTTAGTTTTGCATGTTCCACAAGAAATCATTCTTTAGCCGCCGTCGGATATTATATAAAGCCTGACCGCGCAAATAGTATGTTAAATGATATTCTAACGCAAGAGATAATCATCCCGGTAGATGGTTTTATTCATTCAAAAGAACCCTGGTATCCTTACGGTGTATTGGAAAAAGACTGGATTAAGAATAATATCTTTGCAAGACATTTTATTCATAGCCAAGTGGGTACCAATAAAGAAAGAATTGGTGAAAGAAATTGAAAAAATTAATATATCAAGTTTATACCGGTAAAAGATCTAAGTTATACGATCTTTGTACTGCTAGTGTTAAACAGTATGCGAAAACTATTGGTGCTGATTATATTCGCCAAGATACGCCTATTCTTATGATAAAACCAGACATTTTTCTAACGAATAGAAGTAAGGAAAGTTATGAAAAGTATGGTGGGTTTCTACCAATCTATGAGAAAGAGAATGCCTTTGCATATTTAAGGGAATATGATCAGGTTGCTATAATTGATGCTGATGTTTATATTCGTGATAATGCTTCGAATATATTTGACGATCTATCTTCCGAATACGACTTTGGTGCTGTAGTAGAAAGAGAGATGCCACTCTCGGATCAGTATGTTCAGAAGATTATTAACTATTCTAAAATGCAATACGGTTCTATCAGAGACGTCGACTGGAAATGGAACGACAAAGGTGGCGAGTTTATGAACATGGGGGTTATTGTAAT